TCCTGCCACTCCATTCCAAAGCCCAGTAACAACTACTGTTCCTGTTACTGTTAGGGTTACTGTAACTGCTGAATCAATTATTTGTCCAAAATCAATTACAAAACTTCTGGCTTCAGTCTGTCCGTTAAAATCTATACTTGTTCCACATGGAATTGGAGGTGTTGGGAAAGGGACAGGAGTATCATTCGTTGATAATACATATTCTCCCATATAAGGATCAAAACCTCCTAATTTTTGAGTAGTTAGTTGCTCTATAAATGTATCTCTAAACCAAGAACGCATTCCTGTTTCTGAAATAATCTCCATCGAATCAGTATCACGAGAAGTCCCTTTTAATTTTACAACTGCCAATCTTTTGGTGTCGGTGAAGAACATATCATACCCATAAGCAACAAAACTTTCTGGATTAAAACTAATTCCGTATTCTTCAATTCTTGCCACTTGTGTTCCTAATATTTGGGGAACGGAAGAAATCACCCCTCCTCCAGTAGAGTCGCTTATTAAATTCTTACTTGCTAATACATAAGTTATTCTGTCCTCCTGTAATACCAATATATCTGTTTCTCTTGAATGCATTTTCATTATAGGACCAAACGACTGCTCACACTCTTTGTAATTTGCTAATCCTAAATTAAATTCATTAAGATTGTTTACTCCTGCGTTACTACTGTATACCCCACTATAAGTTATATCTGCAAACCTATCTGCTTCCTCATATGTTCCTGCTGTAGCTCCTAAAGTACGTTGTCCCATAACTACTGATTTTCCTGCGATAGAATCTCTTATTTTGTAACTTTCCACTCCATTACCAAATACATAACAATCCATAAAATCTAAAGTCACCTGTGCATCCGTAGTGGCAGTTTGGTTTACATCTCCATCAGCCGTTCCTGCTTGATGGTATCCCCCTGTAATATCATACATTTCTGAGGCATCATAATATAATTCATTATTAGCATCCGCGGGTTCTGATTCAAAAACTATTAGATTATTAGCTCTTGTAACCACTATTTCTAATGTTACCGATGATTTAGAATCTTTAGCCGGCCATACGTGTTTACATCCTTTTATACCTGAACGAATAGATAGGTATAATGGTTGCGTAGTGTTTATTGTTCCCGCGTAACCTGCCTGCCAAAACTGCCACTGAGGAGTCCAGTCAACACACGTTACAGCAGATGCACTTGTAACAATTGTAGGTACAAAAGCAGAATCCCCCATCGAACCTTCCGTTATTTCACCTGTATTTGGATCAATATTATCACCAACAAACCAGTCGTAAAAAGTTGGATAATCGGCTGACGATACAAATTGTTTTTCAAACACATATCGTTTTCCGTCACACCCACAACATCTATCTTGCCTACCATAGTCAGCTTTTATATATATAATACTCCCAGCAGGAATATCATAAACTGAATAAACAGGTCCAGTTGATGTTGTGAATACTGGATAATTTACTTGAGCATTACAATAGCTTTCTGAAGTTGATGAATATTTTTCTTCTCCTTCTTCAATTACTGCATCATCTGGAACGGTAATATTAAAATTTTGTGCTTTAATAATCATATATAAACCAGGTAATTGAAAAGTTCCAGTCCCCAATTCATTTGTACTATCTAAAAAGTTTTCAGCTTCAGCACTTACATCTAAAACCGTAGCAGTAGTTAATTGTTCTACTGGGCCATCTACATCTCTTTTAACTATTAGCTTTTGCCCCTTTTCAACTTTGTTTTGATTATCTCCTTCTAATTTAAAGTATATATTATTATTGCTTGGTCTAACATAAAAGAAGTTAGAATAAATAGTTTCATAACCTGCCTTACTTGGCTTTACTGCAAATTTATATTTAGTTGCCCATGAAGGAGGTAAACTACTTAGGTTAATTTTTATTTTATTTTGGTTTATAGAGGATTGAGGGGGTACAAAAACTGTGTTATATTCGGCTACCAAAACAGTTGAGGCTCTTGCAAAATCATCCATATATACAATACCTGCTTCATAGTCCCTATTACTGTGTAAAGAGCTTATATCATTATCAGATGTAAAAGCTGCTGTAGCGACCTCTACTCTAAAATATTCAAATAAATTTGTAGTTACTAATGGATCATTAGTATTTTGAAAGTTCATTGCTATTGGTTGAAAAGTTATCTCATCCGATCCAGGGGTAGTAGAGAAGCCAAAACCTTGTTGTGCTACAGCGTCAGTTATACTACTATTAAACTTTGCCCATCCTGCACAATTTGTAGGAACACTTAAACCACAATTAAATAAATCTGTTAGAGAGTATCCAGTCGCACAATCCGCAATAGGTTGAAAGTTAGAGCTTAAAACTGTTCCAACCTCGGCAGCAAAAGAAGGGCTTGAAGCCATATCATATACACTGGCAAAATCTTGTGGAATCCTATATTGTATTTGAAGACTAATATCTCCATTATTAAAAGAATCATCATAGCATGGATCAGTTGAATCTCCATTTATTTGATCATGGGTTAATCTAAAGTTTATTCCTATAATTGCGTCTTTTTTTAATTTATTTGCAATTGCACTAAAATCAAATGTTGCTAAGGAATTTTGCACTGTAATAGTGCTTCCAGATAAAGTGTAATTAATTCCAGCACTTAAAGTTGCATTAGGCAATGACTCAAAATCAATAACCTTAGAAGATAAAGTTGCTTGATAATCAACTGAAATATTACTTCCATTTGCATTTGTTATGTTATATTGATCTACATAATTACCATACATTAATCTATTCCCTTGTATAGTTTGTGCTTTAGCAGTTTTAGGAACATTGTCATATAATCTTAATAATTCATCTTGTCCAATAACGGCATATACTTTAGAGTTAGTAAAACTATAGGTTTGTACACTATTATCAGCCCATCCATACTCTTCTTTGTTAAATTTTTCTATCACAAAAATATTATTCGTGTTAGAATCTTTAAATAATAGGTCTACTTCTTTTACTCTGGAAGGTCCTGTATTAAATGATATTTGTGCAGTATTATACCTATTCTCCATCCCTACATTAAAATAGTTGTTAGTGTCAAAACGGAAAGCTCCAGGTTGGAAAGCGGGATTTGTAAATAAAGAGGTTGCACTATACTCATTATCTGAATATCTATATCTATATGCAAATGAAATAAATCTGTCTTTTAAATAGTTTTCTTCTCCTGGTGCATTTATTAGTTCCACTGATGGGACAGGTAGAGTGTCAGTAGACTCGAAACCAGGTGGCTTTACTATTACGTTTATGTCTTCTGCCGTTAAATTGTCAGCGTAGGGAGCTACAGTGTTTGGATCAAGATAAGTTCGATTTATATTTATTTTCCTTGGAGGATTTGTATCATCTGTCCAAAAAAGCATATCTTCTATTAAATCAACTCCCGTAATTAAATAAGAAGGATCAAAATTTAAAACAGAAGTAGATGCCACATGAAGCGTAACTCCTGTAGATTGAGTATTATAAGAAAAAACTGCATCTAAACGTCCTCCTCCTACAGCACCATTAGAAGGATCATGAACAAACCAGTAAATTGTTTCCGTTATACCGTCTGCATAACTACCAATACAAGTAGCGTTAGAAGAAAAATTAGTGCCATTCCAAGCGATAGTGGTTAACCGTTCATTCCCACGAGAATTCTCCACTGCTCCAATTTCTGTAGTTTCAGTTGCACCCACACGAACATTCATCGCATCGATGTATTCTCCAGGAGGAAGAAGTCTTTCGTCTATCGACTTATTCATTCTTCCCTTATTAAAATTGGTACTTAATATTGGCATACTATTTTATCCATTTATTCTGGCCTCTTAAATTCATTAAAAGTCTACCAGGATGTATATTACTTAATCTCAGTTTTGCATTTCTTAATAAAGCAGATTTATCTTTTCTTGCTCTATTTACTATATACTCTTGCACTCCTAACCTTCCATTTAATATAGAATATCTTATATAAGCATAAATAAATTCTTCAAATAATTTATTTACACTTATTTGAGAGTCGTCTCCTTGTTCCATACCATCTGAAACATATTCTAAAACAATAGATTCTGTATATTTAGCAGAACTAAAATTTATAACTCCTCCTTTTTTATCTATTTTAAATGTAGGATTTACGTTTGCAGTTTCAGTGTTTAATCCAAATCTTGAACCTATTTGATAATCAAAATACCAACATCCATCATATAAATAACCCGGTTGGTTATTAAAAGGACTTTGGTCATTTAAATAAATACCTCTGGTGGCTCTTGACAAATCAACTTCCGATTCTTGTGGACTTAATGCGTTACCGTCCTGATCAAATAATATATTGGAATTATTATCTTGTAAATATGCACTTGCCCAATTGGTTTGAATATTTTCAGATAATGGATATAATATACCATCTTTGTATTGAGATATTCTTACCCAATTAACAAAATCAGAAGGTAGTATATATCTATAGTTTGCATCTATATCTATTTGCAATATTTTTATTTCTTTCATAGCATCATAATTCAATTCTTGAATTCCTCTTTTTGCATGAAAGATAACTTGATATCTATTGATGTTGTTTAGTAATTCGTGATTACCAGCATACATCAACATAAAATTATTTACTATGTCTTGTAAAGAAACGTATTGATACGAACCCCAGTTTTGATTAGTAGGATTAGTTCCATTATTTTGATAATATTCATATTGTGTTATATAAGCCATATTATGATGTTTCTTGTGTTTCGTTCATTTCTTCGTCTTGTCCAAATTTATATACATCTGCCTCTCTAATCTCTACTCCTACATATTGACAAATTTTTGCTACTAAAGCTGGTTCATCAGATACAGGTAATTCAAAATCTTGATAACTGGTAGATGCTGCATTAAATAAAGGCTCTCCAGTTTGTAATGCTGTATACGTCCATTGAGGAGGTAAAGGATATCGTATGTATTGAACTTTGACTGCATATTGTTGTCTAATAGTAGAAGGATAAACCTCTACTGTATTTCCAATTACTGCATTTGGAGTTGCTACGTTACTACTCGCACCTCCTAAAACATACGCAGGGTATTGTGTAGTGGGAGCTGTCAGATTAGAACTGGTTAATAAAAATAATTTATTTTGATTGACTCTTTCTACTTCAGATATATTAGTGGCACTATAAATTGTATAAGTATCATTTAAATTCATAATGTTTGCACTAATTGAAAGCGTTGTAGCGTCATCTACTGCCGTTACATAACATTGTTCCCCTGTAGTCGTATTAACTATAATACTTCCAACTGGAGGGCTTATCATGGTTGAAGGAGTGCTTACAAAAGCTTGTGTGTTGTCTGTTAATTTAAAAGCCACTACCACTGTATTAGTTCCTGTAACTAAAGTTGTCGGAAAATAAAATAATTTATTGATTAAATAATAATCCGCAGGTAATTGATATTTATTAGTATTGTTTAAATCAGCAACTAATTGATCTAAAAAAGCTTCTGCTGAAAAACTATCTATTACTTCTTCTAAATTTTTAATCATATTTGCATACCCTGTTCCTGATGTTCGGGCATTTTCTCTATTTATCCAATTATTATATTGATAGAAATAATCTTCAAAAATATCTAATTGGGCCTGTTGAGCATAGAGATTAAAGTCCTGTGGACTTATGTATCCATAGTTATTTTTATTAGCTATTGCTAAAACAGTATTTCGAACATCGTTTATAGGCATAATAAAATGTTTTTACAAAGATAACAAAAAAAAAGAGGCTACTTTTTTTTGTAACCTCTTCTTAATATTGAGTAGTTAGTGTTAAATTTTAGCTACTTCTAAAATATAACTTGGGATTACTTCCCATGTATATCTTACTTGTGGCCAAGCTTGAGATAATGAAGCTTCAACACAGTCTTGAAAACCGTCTCTCATATCTTCATTTCCAGCAGCTACGGCTGCATGAGTAATTTTAACTGCTATACCTGAAGCACCTCCATATTGGATATTAACCTCACTATTAATAGGATCTGCCGAGGCATTCTCTACTAATGCTACTCCATCTCCTGCAATTAATTGGTTAGAAGAAGAGCTAATATCATAAATCACATAAGCTTTACCAGTGTTCAAACCTGTTCCCGCAGCAGCACCTATAGCCGTTAAAGAAAGGTTGGTAGCATCATCAATAGCTGCTACGGTATACATTCTGTCATCAGAAGTATCCCATACAATATCACCTACTGCTGTACCATCAGTATCAAACGCAGCCCCACTGTCTTCCAGTTTGAGGTTACCTGTTTCATCGTTGGTCGTTGTTCCACTTGCGACTGTGTCTTGAACAGCGACTTGAATATATTTTTGCATTGAGTTCATCATTACGCAATAGCTATACCAGCAACAGCGTCACTTGGTAAGTAATCAACAGCTACTTGTGTCCAGCCTGTCGCAAGGGCATCAACAATAGCATCTTGTACTTCATCTCTATAAGTTTCTACTCCTGCTCCTAAAGCATTAGTATAAGTTATAGTTGTAACTTTTCCAGAACCGTAAGCTAAAGTAACAGTAGTTGTACTTGCTTGTTCTACCAGTTTTACATCCAGTATAGAAACAAGCTGTGTTTGCTCATTAGTAACTGGAATTTTTAAAAATTTTTCCATAATAAATAATAACATTAAGGGTTTTACGAGAATATTCTCAATACAAAGATACGCTTAATTTTGTTTATCTTTTAGGCGTTTTTTCAAACCTTTAAAGGTTTCTAAACCATCTTCAGATTGAAAATAAGACGCTACAATAAAATTAGAATCTTCTCCAAAAGGAACAGTTAACATTTTCTTTTTGTTTTTAGGTAAATTAAAATACACATCTCGTTGATTGTTTCTAAATGCTAAAAATCCTGCATCAAAAAACTTATAGACTAAGTCTTGAAGTTCTAACATAGGATCATTTAAAGTCTCAAGAAAATCTTGAGGTTCTTGTTTAGCGTATAATAAAATATCTCTTTTAATTTCAGTAGTAGACATTTTATCTACACCACTACCTAATAAAATTCTGGACACAGAAAGCATTTTTTCTAAGCTTAAATTTTTAGCCACAATTTGTGCTTCTAATTCTAACTCTACAACTTCCAGTTCCTCTGCCGCATCTCGAGCTGCATCAACCTCTTCAAACACTTGTCCATTTTGAGGATGTAAATGTAAAAATTGTTGTAACACTTGATTTTGTTTAGGAACATATAAAACTCCATCTTCAAATACAATTGGCTCTAAAATAGCATTGCCGTCTTGCTCATCTTCAAATGGTGATTTTTGGTTTCTTGCGTAACGCAAAGCTTTATTAACGCCTTCAGTTTCATCAAAATGTAATAATGGGAATCTTCGAGAATTTCGAGAAGCCAACATATAAGATAATGGGGCTACCTCTCTTTTGAGTCTGTAGAATTTATCTACAAATTTATTTGTTTTTTTCATAGTAATAAGATTTAATTTAATTTAAAATTTATAATAATAAGGGGGAGATATACTCCCCCTTTATTATTGAGTAATATTAATTCTGGAATAAGAAGAAGTTGTTTGCACCTAAAGTACATACAGCTCTCTCACTCAAGAAGTTTACTTCCATTGCATCAAGATCAGAAGTTCTTGCACCACCAG